AGGATGTTAGATATTTGAACACAGGGGATTGGATTGAAAACAATAGTTATTTAATATACAATAACGGAGAATATAAAATATATGAACATAAAGGATAAATTAACAATTGTAATTCCAAGTTATAATGAAGAGAATTACATAGAGAGAACCATACTAACAATAGTGAAACAATATGGTATAAAAGGAACGAGAGTGATAATTGCAGATGCATTTAGTAAAGACAAGACAAGAGTAAAGATTATAAATCTTAGAGAGATGTATAAGGACACCATTAAAATAGAAATGGTTAATGGTGGTAAAGTAGGTTTCGCAAGAAACTTCGGAGGGTCATTAGTAAAAACAAAATATGTTTTGTTTATGGATGCGGATACTGTTTTAATAAATGAAAGTAACATCCAAGATAACATTAATTTAATGGAGAAAGAACATCTTCATTTGATGACGTGTAAAATTAAATCGGTTGGTAAAGATATAAGAACATCATTAACATTTAGAGTTTTTAATGTAGTTAATTTCTTCATTTCTAAAAACACTATCCATAATACTTTTTAATTGTTCTTTTAGTTCAATTCTATTTAATTTAGATTTTGTATTTATATTTGTTTTATGTTCATCATAAAAAATTAAATTATCTAATTCATATATTATATTATATTTATTAACTCTTAATAAATATTTTAAATTAATATAATTTGTTAAAAATAATAATTTATAATTATTTATAACTATATTATTTTTTTCTATTAATAATATTTTTTTTTTAAATATACTAATATATAAATTACGTAGCCAAACACCTAAAAATATAAATTTGGAAGAATTCATTAAATTATATGATAAAATACTTTAAAATAAATGCTATTTTTTTTCAAATGATTTCAAATATTTTTTTATATAATATGTCTTCTAAAATATATTTTATAGTTACCATTTTGGAATTTTTTAATAATACAATTTCAATCGTATCACATATATTTAATTTTTCTAATTTAATAATTATAAATATAGGTACATTCATTGTATATTTTTTAAATGTGGATGTTATGTCACTTGTTTCTTTTATTTTTAAATTATCATTTAAAAAAACATTAAATATAATTGGCGATATACTTAATTTTACATTTGTTTTATATTCATCGTAAAAAATTAAGTCTCCTAATTTGTACACCCGATTGTAATTATTAATTTTTAGTAAATATTTTAAATTAATTTTATTTACTAAAAATAACATTTTATTATTATTTATAATTTTATTATTTTTTTCTAATACTAATATTTTTTTTTTAATAGAAAAATTATGCAACCATGCATCCAAATATAACTTACTATTATCTAAAAATATTTTACTATTATCAAACATTAAATAGTAAGATATATAATATTTAAATATATTAAATATATTTAAAGATATTAATAAATTATAATGTAATGAATATAAATACTAAATTAACAAATAAATGGAATTTATGGTATCACCATGAAAAAGATAATTGGAAATTAACTGGTTATAAAAAAATTTATGAAATTGAAACACCAGGTGATTTTTGGCGTTTAAATAACAATTGGAATAAATTAAAAGGAATTAATAATAAACATTATTTTTTGATGAAAGATGATATTACTCCACTATGGGAAGATAAATCAAATATTAATGGGGGTTGTTGGTCTTATAAAATACACGAAGAACACGCCGAAAAATTATGGATTGAACTTGCATCATATTTAGTTTGTGATCAAATTATAAATAATAGTAATGATGCGGTTGGTATTTCCATATGTTTAAAAAAAAATAATAATTCAGTAATTAAAATATGGAATAAAGATAGTAAAAACAATAGTCTTAGTTTAATTAATAAAGATATTATTAAAATTTGGGGTTGTGATGTAATTTATATTGCACATATGCCAGATAATTAATTATAATTTATAAATAGAAAAAGTACTTGAATAAGTAGGTGTAGTTGTAGGTTTGGGATCAGTTATTAGTCCTAAATTTAAATTATATTTTTTGGTGGTATCAGTGACAACTGCTATAAAAGAAATATTATAACAAACTCCATATGCTTTAGATGCATTATTGGATTGAAAATTAATACTAAAACTACTATTATCAGTATTAAAATTAATACTGGGGGGATTGCCATCACTAGTAGCAACATTATTTGTACTTGGTATAATGCATGATACAGGTCCAGATATTAAATTAATAGATCTACTATTATTACCACCAATGGTCAATGTCTTAACACCAGAACAATACTGAATAGCAATAAATAATTGTATTATATATAATCCTGGATATTTAAATGTAATATTTGTTTGATCAAAAGTGTAAAATGTTGTATTACTAGTTGTTGTACTACTAGTTGTTGGTACTACCCATACCATATTACCGAAGCTATCGTATGTCATAGTGCCAGAAACACTATTTGGTGTTAATGATTTAATATAATCTACATTTAAAGTACCACCAATAGTTGTATTACCAGTTGTATTTAAAGTACCACCAATAGTTGTATCACCAGTTGTATTTAAAGTACCACCAATAGTTGTATTACCAGTTGTATTTAAAGTACCGCCAATAGTTGTATTAGAACCTACATTTAAATCTTTTTGAACTTGCACTTTATTTGTAAAAATTGGGAGACCATTAATAGTACATTCATTTACTCCAGAAGTTGTACTTAATAATTCTATACCTGATGACTTTAAAAAACCCTTAGTAGTTATATCACCAGTTGTACTTAAAGTACCAGTTGTACTTAAAGTACCACTAATATTTAAATTACCAGGAACTGTAAAACCACCAGTCATTAATCCATTCGCAACTTGTGACAATGTATTAATTGCTGCCATGTCAGGATTAGAAGGTGTAACACTATCAAATTTTTCACATTTTAGAATATTGATTTGATACATAAAATAAACAACTACTATAAAAAGTAAAATTAAATACATATTATCTGGCATATATATTATATATTATATATTTAATTTTTTATAATAGTTATTTATTTTTTACATTTAGGTAATATAGGATTAGTAACCGCATTTATACTACAATCAATATAAATAAAATTATCTATTTGATAGATAATATCAAATTTTTATATTATGTAAAAACAATTAAATTATTTTAATTGTTTTTATTTATTTTTAATATTTATCAGTTGGTTTAGATGGGCTTAAAACTAGTTTAATTTCACCTAGATTAGCAATACTATATCTAATAATTAATGGATAGTCATTTTTAAGATACATTGTTACAGTAGAACATAAATTAGTACATTTAGTAAAAATAATTAAAAACCGTAATTCAAATAATCCTTGTACTATTTCTTCAGAACAATTTGAATTAACTTCAATAGATAATCCACCATTTGTTTCCCCAACCTCAAATTCAACTTGTCCTAATTCACCATTACCAGAAAATATAACTTTATTTTTAGTACACATTAATTCAATTTTATCAGTAGCCGAAGACATATCTTTACAATATTTATGAAAATCCTGAGATGGTAATGTTATACTAAATGGAAAATCAATTGGTTCAACTTCATATTTTTCTTCTTCTAAATCCATTAAATTTAATTTAAAAATTTTCTTTTCTTTTCTTTCTGAACTTTCTAAAATAACAATTAATTTATTCATATCATCACTTTCAACTTGCCATATCATAGTATCAAAATGGGACATACATTTTAAACATTTTAATAAATTATTTAAATTTAAGCCAAGACTTAATTTATTTTTACTATAATTATAATTATAATAATCAAATTTATCTGCATCTAATTTTGTATATACTAATATTGTACCAGTTTTATTAATTTCTTTAATAATTATTCCACCAACTTGTTTAGATTGATTTTGTAAATTATCAATATCTGATTCTTCAGAATCATTTTCAATAAAATTAGGATAAAAAACAAAATTAACATCAGTTAATAAAGAATTTAAAGTATCAGTTAATATTTTAATTGCTACTGTTTGTGTCGTTTTTAATTCTAAAATTAATACCATATAGTTATATTAGTTTAATTTCTTTAAATTAATTTTAAAAAAAAAATCTAAATTATTATATATATAAATAATGTCAAATACTTATACTTTAGCAAACCCTTATATTCAAGGTAATATGAATACAACAATTAAAGCTGATAATTCTATGAAAGCAGCTAAATTATTTTATGATGAACTATCTAAAAATTTTAATAATGTAATACCAAAATTTCATTTTACTATACAAAAAGGAGGTTCTAATGGTAAAATTTATAATTTTGAAGTAAAAGAAAAATATAAAAATGGTAATGTTTCATTTTCATTAGCACCATATGAAGTATTAGGAAATGTAAATATGGATGCTTTTAATACTAAACTTAATAATTTTAAAGCCAGTATTCAGGAGGGAGGAAAAAAAAATTCCAAAAAATCAAAGAAATCAAAGAAATCTAAAAAATCCGAGTCAGAATCCGAATCAGAATCAGATACAGAATCCGAATCAGATTATAAACGTATTAATTCATATGTTTCCACAATGAATCAACCAATATATTATTGGTGGTATGATCCTTCTATTTACAGATTAGATAGTTATTATATTCCAACATTTTATTCTTATGTTACACCAATTATTGAAATTAGTATTGTTTAAAAAAATATCTATTTAATTTTTTGATATACATAATATCTATTTAAAAATGTAAATCCTCTACTTTCTTTATCAATTCCATTTAATTCATCATAATACGCTGCCACTTTTTTATAAAATTGATAATTTTTAGGATTTTCTTCATGTTCTATTACACTTGTAAAATATTGTTGATTTAAATTATATAAATTTGCAAATAGATCAGTTTCAACTAATCTACAATCAGCTTTTTTCATAACTTTATTTAATAACTCAGGAGTTACTAAATATTCAGTTTCATATTTATTTTCTTGCATAATCCAACCCATATGGACATCAACCGCTAAACCTTCTTTATTTTCTAATTTACCATCAAATTTTTTAACTATTTCAAATAATTTTTTACGGGTACCATCATCATCTGTATAATATGTTGTAAATGTATCTGTATCTGCTAATTTATTCATAATTAATTGGGCGTCAAATAATGTAAAAATTAAATAACCACCAACTTTTAAATAATTATTAACATTTTGTATTAAATTCTTGGTAGATTCAGCACTATCAAAAAGATAATGTAATGCAAACATTGAACTAATACAATCAAATTTTCTATTTTTTGTAAATACTTTATCAATTAATTGTTTATTTTCATTAGTCATATTTTGTAATTTATTAGCTTGATTATCAGGGTTTGATAATAATACTGAACCATCTGCTTGTATCCATGATACTTTACCAAAATCTGGAAATTTACTTTTTACTTCATTATAACGAGATACTGCACCATCAGTGGATGAATAAATGCCATAATAATCAACATCAATACCAACATATTCACCAACTTTAGCATGATACCATTTTAATATATCCCCACCCCGACCACAACCTATATCTAGTACTGAAATTCTACGTTTATTATTACTATTAGGTTCTTTTACTGGACTACAATAAGTATAAATAATAATTGATTTTATCCAATTGTGATATTCTCTCATTTTTTTACATAAATTAGTAATTTTTTGATAATAAATATCTTGTTGTCGATCAGTTGTAATAACATATGAATTTACCCGTTGTTGTAATGTTTTTTGTTGTTGTAAAAATGTATTTACATTTGATAAATTTTTAATTTCACCAATTGTTACTGCATCTTTAATAGATTTCCAAGTTTTTATTGCTACATCTTTAAAATTACCATATTTTTTTTGATATTTATAAACATATTCAGTCTTATCCCATCTAGTTTTTAATATAACCCACCTGTATGGATGAGGAACAGATGGATCATTATTATAAACTACTTCAATGACTGTATTATCTTGAATATAATTACCTTCATGATCTCTTACTTCTCCATTTACTAAAGGGAAATAGGCTTCATGATTTTGTTCTTCTTTCATAAATAATACTGGAACTTCTTTATTTCCTATTAAATCACCAACAAAAAAATTAGCAACTCTATAAGTTTGGTTAGTTTGATTACTAATTGAATTATCAAATATTTCTAAATATGTATTTGTTTCTAAATTTCGTTGAAAAGTTAAATATATATCAATTGAATTAGTAATAGGAGGTTTATATTTATAAATTGGATATTTATGGTCTCTTTTATCACGGGTATATTTTTGATCTAAACCAGTAAAAATAATACCATCTAATTTATAATTCATTTTTGATTTTGAATAATACATCCATATTAAATAAGCAAATAAATATATTTCACAAACACTTCCACCAGTTGGGAATAAAAATAATTTTGGATGAAAAAATATTTCATTTAATTTTATTTTTTCAACTTGTGTATTTAAGTTTTCATAAAATTTTTCAATTTCTTTTTTATAAAATATTTCTTGATTTTCCAAATTAAATTTATCAGTAAAATCTTTACAAATATAAATATTTTTATTTAAATTATCACATACTTTATTTAGATATTCTAATCTTTTAATTAATAATGGTTCATTTCTAATATCTTTATTATTATAATATAAACAATCAAATCCCATAAATATATATTTTCTATCAATATTTGTTTTGGTATCATTAATCATAAATATTAATTCACCTTCCAAAAGGGTATTATTTAAATCTGATTTATATTTTGTTTTCTTAATATTTAAATTAGAATTTATTAAATATACACTATTATTATAGATAAATAATTGATTTTTTTCACCATCAGCTTTATCAGTAACACTATATAAATTGGGTACTTTATCAACTATATGTTGAACGTCAGCCGATATAGGTTGCATTGTATATAATGATGTCATAGAATCATTAAATGATACTAATTTTTTATAAGCATCTAATACCATTTTAATATCGTCTTTACTCATTAATATATCATTACCTTCAATAATTTTTTTTATAACAGTCATTTCATTTATAATTACATTAGCAATATTATCAAAATTTATTTTTTTTTTATTATTTCGATTAACTGAATAATCAATTTCTATTTCATAATCTTTAGGGGAACTAAATATATTATTAACATTTTGATTAAACTGAATAGTTGTTAGATCAATACTTAATTTATTTTCATCATCATTAAGTAAGTCTAATGTTAAACGATTTTTATATCTAAAATTTATTTTACTTGTTGGATTTATATGATTATTTAATATATTAGTAAAATCTTTTTCAGTTAATAAAAGTTCAACAGATTTTCTAATTCTAATATCATATTGGTCTATATCTATAATATTAGCTATTTCTTTATGTTTTCTAATATAGGTAAAATTTTCATTATTTATAAATTCAGATTGAGTTAATAAAATAGAAAATAAAACGTGATTAGGACGTTGGTGTACTAAATTTAAAAAAGAATTAATATTTTCAATACCTTTAATTGATACACGATATAAATTATTTGGTTCATAATCAAATATAATATCTAATATTGTTTCATATTTCAATTCTAATTTATCATTTACATTTTTATATTTTATATATTTTAATATTTCCATAAATTTTATTATAGACAATTTATTATCATGTTTATAATTATTAAACATAACCTCGAATTCATCATTTTCACCTATCTTATTTAATAAATTCTTTATATTTGTGATTTGTATAGTTGATAACATTACCATATATATATATTCTTCCTTAAATAGGTATATAAAAATCAATTTTTTAAATAATAAAATATAAATTAATTATAACTAATTTATATTAAATTAACGTCTTTTTTAACACACTACTCATTTTATCATATAATAGCCATTTACACTATATTATTTTATGTATCAGTTTAATAAAATAAATAATTTGATGAGTTTTAATTTTATTTTTTTATTATTATAATTTAATGGAAGATTATTATAAATTACTTGAAGTTGATAATAATGCATCAGTAGAAAGTTTAAATACTGCATATAAAAATAAAATATTAGAATATAAATCATTACCATTTCTTACCGATATTGATAAACGGAACCTAAAAGAAATAAAAAAAGCTTATATTGTTTTTAATAATATCCAATATAAAAAAATATATGACAACCATCTAGAAATAAAAAATAAAAATCAAGGTTTAATTTATAATGATATAAATACAAAACGTAAAAGTTCTCATAATCAAAACTATTTAACCGATAGAATATTTAGTTTTCAAACAACCCCAACCAATTATAATTTAAAACATAATGAATTGTTAAGACCTAAAAATGTTGGATTAAGTTCAGATAACGTGCAAGAATTTGATAATACAATTGATTATAATAATAATGATGATTTTAAACCATATAATAATGATGATTTTAAACCATATAATGATCTATAATTTTAAACAGTATAATCTTCTATAATTGTTAATACTAAATCTGGATATTCTTCTAGTAATTTACTAATACAATTTAATCTTTTATCAAGTGGTGTTTTACCTTTTGTTTTTCTAGATCTAATTTGTATTTTTTTTTCAATTGATAATGCTTGACATTTCTCAAGATTTAATATATGACCAAAATAAATCCATCTTCCTTCTTCTTTTTTCATTTTAGTATACTTGGCTCCACCTACCAATTCACCATTATGTTGTCTTAGTCTTCTAATTGAATTATTAGTTGTACCTATATAGGTACAATTATTAAATGTATTAATCAATATATAAACTAAATATTTATTCATAATATTAAATATTATAAATAAATATTTATATAAAAACCAAAGACTAATATTTATAATACAATAGATGTTTCCATTTCTTGATTTTGTTCTTGGGTTTGTTCATGGGTTTGTTCCACAGTCTTTTTATTATATCTATAATAAGTTCCTGAATATTTTTCAAATGTATAATTTTTTAAACCATTTTTATCAAGTAATTTATCCATACTTTCTTTGGTATCAATGGTAATATCTCCACAACCTAAAAATTTACCAGCTTTTCTATATTGTTTATAATATAGAACATTGGCATCGCTATTTTCAACAACCCATTTGATATGATTAGTTTTAAGTTCATTATAACTAACACAATCCTCGGCTCCTGTCATAGTAAAAAATATTCTATAATGTGCAAATCTAACTTTGACATTAGACTCTTTAAAAAATTTAAATGCATTTTTAGAATTTTCAACTGTATCAAATACAAAAAACTGAATACCATTTAATGTTTGAACATTATTTAATAGTCCAGTAATACCTTCCGTTGATAATACATTATCTGATTTAACAACTAATGTTCGACCAGGTTTAAGAACTTTCTTGTTATTATCTTTATTATTCATTGTATTATTATCTTTATTATTATTATTCATTCTTAATACTAAATATTAATTATTTTCTTAAATACATTTTATTTAATTAACGTATTATTTAAAGATTATAATGAATTTAAAATAATTATAAAAATGATATTTTAAATATTAGTTTAGTATAAATTATATATATATATATTTATATATAATGATTTCATTAGAAGAAAAATATAATGAATTTTCAACTACTAATAATATAAATGAAACTGAATATAATTTAAATATATTAACTGATAAAATTAATGATATTATACAAAATATAAATTTATCATCAAGTAGTATTACACAAGAACTATTAGATTATAAAACAAATAATGAAACAGAATATGACTTAGAATATGAATCATATTCTGATTCTGATATACCAGAATTAATGGAAAGTAACGAATACTATAATGA